TTACGATACTGAACTTGAAAAATTACCAGATGTACCGCTTCCTGATATCTTTACAAATGCACAAAACAAAGGTAAGGCTCAAGTCCACAGATCTGACCCAGGTAGTATTTATTTTACTTTACAAGAAGGACGTAACAATCCTACCTACACTTTAAGACATGAAGGTGACAATAAATGGAAAGCTATCCCAAAACCTCGTAAAGTCAAAGATCAGTTAAAACAACCATTGACTCCACACAACGTAAACCTGGAGCATCTTAAAGAAGGTATGATGAAAGAGTTAGAAGACTTTCAGAAAAATGCTGAAGGTGTAATGGACTCTATTAATAAAGGATTAGGTAGCGCAGTACAATCTGTTCCTAATCTAGCTACTAGAGCAGCTATGTTTCCTGCAAGGATGACTGGTCCAGTTTCTTTCCCTGGAGATAATACTAAGGATTTGACTGAAGGTTTAGGAGCAGGTGTAAGTAATGCTTTGACAGCCGGTGGTGTAGGTTTAGCAGGCGGTGGTTTATATCATCTAGCTAAACGTCATCTATTAAATACTGAAGAAGAAAATAAACAGGAAGATGAAGAAGGTAACAGCGGTGTAAAACGTATGTTGATCCCTGGCTTAGCTATGGCAGGTATGAACGTAGCAGGTAGACAGATGTTCCCTAGAGCTGTGAATAATCCAGAACTTAATCCCTTTTCATCTTAATGGAAATTGATGACATAATTAGTCTTGTTCAATCCGACCCAGGTTTATCCCCTCAACAAAAGGAAGAGATAACTAAGGATGAACATAAAAAGAAACTATCAGCTCTATTAAGTGGAGCTAGTGGTGGAACGTTAATGCTGGCTTTGGCTAAGTATAAAAAGATGAGTCGTACTGCTCAAGCTATCATGACAGGTTTAGGTTTCGGTGCAGGTTTATTAGTGTACAAATTTTATACTCGTAATAAGTTTGCAACATATAATGATACAGCTAAAACCTACGAAATTGACACCAAGAAATTTTAAGATAATATAGATATATGAACGAACGTGCACAAATAATCAAGACAGCTATCATGATGGAACTTAGTAAGGAAGGAAAAACTTTACAAGACATCGAGACAGAACTAGCTAAACAAGCAGGCATGAGTTTAGTAGACTTTGGAAAATTCACCGAACTTGTAAAAAATATCGGAGGATTAGGTATAAGCTCAGCTTTGGTTGCAGGTGGTACAGTAGGTCTAGGTGCTTACGGTGCTTATCGCATGAACGAGGATAGCAACGAGAAACAACTCAAGAAAATAAAAGAGCAACAGCAGTATCTTGATGCAACCAAGTCACTGCAGCAGAATATGCAACATCCAATCCAACTATAATATGGCAACAAAGAACCGAGAAGTTGCAAAACGTGAGGAATTCATGTTAGCTGGTAAGCTAAGTGAATTGGATTGGGAGCCTAAAAGCGAAGAGCAAATTAGCCAAGCTTTGTTTAGAGGTACAGATCCTGACAAGATGGTAGATGCTTTTGAAAAGCAGCTAGGTCTTGATATCAAGGATAATACACCTAAAAACCAAGTATACAAATGTGTAGACTTGAGACCATTTAACGACGAGGATAGAGAATTATTACAAAAGTTCTATAATAATCCAGCACAGTATCAATTAATAAAAAGAACTGATAACTGGACACCTAAAGGAGACCTAATCATTTTCCTTGAATACATTGAAGACCTCGACGTAAAAGCCGATAAAGAACAATCTGAATAACTTATGAGTACAGCCCTTGAAAAAGCCGCAGAGTATAGTCCTGGACAATTATTATTGTTGAGTATGCTGACTGGTGGTGCCGGATTTGGTGGTATGCGTTTATTGAATGACCTGACTAACAGTGTCAGCCCACTAAAACCTGCAGATAATAGTATTAAATTACAATTAGCTAATCCACACGCACAACAATCTAAGCATAACCAACATGATATGTCAGGAGTGGATAGCGCTTCACAACCTCAATTACCTGCCTTCAATAAAGGCGCTGAAGATGTTGGATTTGCTGCACCAGGCTCACCTCCTTGGTGGTTGCCGGTTGCTGCTGTAGGAGCTGGTATACCTGCAGGATTCATGGGCACAAAGATGCTATACGATAAATACCAAGAAAATCAGCATCAACAGAATATTGAGATTATACTAAACAGTTGATGCTAGCTCAACAGATGAACAAGCTTTCAGAAGCTACTCCATACCTAGATAACTTGTGCGAAGTAATGGCTGAAGAGTTTGAAAAAACTGCAGCTATGAACCCTGCAGCTAAACTTGGATTAGGCGCACTAGGCTTAGGTTCTGCAGCTGTTGTAGGTTCCAATGAACTATCAAAACATCCTACATGGATGGGTTCTAAACCACCGGTTATTCCAGGAATTAGTGAAACACAAATAGTCGACAACCTATCTAAAGATCCAGAAGCTAGGCAAGCTGCTGTTGACACAGTAGCAAACAATGGACTTTCAGGTGTATGGAATGCTATAAATAAATTTACTGGAAATTCTCCGAATGCTGTGAAACAAGGTTGGCAAGGACTGGCTGGTGTTGGAGCAGTAGGTATGTTGGCTTTGTTGTTAAATAATCATACTAAAAAGAAAGAAAAAGAAATGAAAGCTAACTATCCTACTTCCATAAACTATGCACCTCAATAACACAGAATTTTATAGAGGAGTATTGAATGAGCTGCATAAAACAGCTCAGACTAATACTCCTGCTATTAAGCCAGCAGCGCCACCGCCTGCACCGACAACTGCGACTAATACTCCAGCAGCTGCTAAACCTGTTACAACTAACGCAGTTTCATCAGGACCTTACGGTATAGGAAACTTACCACCAGCAAACACACCTAATGTTCAAAAGCCTTTAAACTTTGATAATACTAACGCAATGTCAGATAATGCGTTAGACGCTAGCTTAGCATGGAATCGATCACCTCGTGAAATGCGTTCAAATCTTATTAATATTGGACAGAATGTTGTAGCTCACGGAGACATGAATAATCCGCAAGCTATTCAGTCAAGTATTAAAGATCAATTCATGAAACAACAAAATTTGGATCATTGGTACTCACCAATTTTACATCCAATTGATTCTGCAAACGCAGCAAATTTAGGTAAAGGTTTGAGTAATCTTAAAACTCCTGAAGATATATCGCAGTTTTTACAAGCACAGTCTAAATACGATCCTGAACTCGCTGGTGCCGTCCGTGGTGCAGCTGGAGCACAGGTGCGTACACACAACGATAATGCAGGATTTGGTGATTTATTTAATGATGCAACAGACCAAACCAAACAAAATCCATTAGCTGATATTGTAGGTAAGGATGAACAAATTGGTGATTATGCAAAAGACCAAGGTCTTTCTAGAGCAGGTACATTAGTTGGTAATTTCTTGACGGATAATTGGAAAACTATAGCTATGAGTGTAGGCGGTGTTGCAGCTTTCATAGCTTTATTAAAGAGTATGCAGAGTGACTCAGGTGATAATATAACTAATAATTACTACTCAGGTGGACCTTCTCAACCGTCCGGACCTTCTTTCTTGTAATGAACACGAATATTGATCCATTATATTCAATTCCTCTCCCTAAACATGCTAGAGGATTTTTTGACCCTGAAAAGACTAGAGAGTGGATCCATACCAAAGCTTTATCTGCATTTCAAAAACAGTTAAATAAAGTTGAAAGTCCAGCTTACCGTTTAAAAGTAACCAAACTTTCACTTCAACTTCCTGATAAACATCCGACCTACGCTGAACAAAATAAAGCAATCATGGAGAAGAAAGATATCACTAATCCTTTACGTGGTACTTTTGAAATGATTGATAAAAAGACAGGTAAAGTGATCGATACTAAAACTACAACGATAGCTCACATACCTTGGTTAACAGATCGTAATACTACTATATTGAATGGTTCCGAATATGTAGTCAGTGCTCAACAACGTCTTAAACCTGGTGTATACACTCGTATTAAAGAGAGTGGTGAAGTCGAAGCACACGTTAACGTAGTGCCCGGCTCAGGTGTCGGTGGTAAAGTAATATTTTATCCTGATCGAGCTTTGTTCGTTTATCAAGTAGGTACAACTCAAATCAAACTATATGGTCTGTTAAAAGAGTTGGGTATATCTGAAACAGAGATGGAACATGCTTGGGGTAAGGAAATATTACTCAAAAACAAGGAACAATATTCAGGTGGAGAGCTTGACAAATTTTACACAAAAGTCATTGGCACCCAACAAGATGAATAATATTGCAAGTTTTAAGTGATTTTAGTAAATTTAATATACATAACTTTATAATATTATGGGACTCGACGAAATAGGTGAATTACAAAAAGAATGGCGCGCTATTGTACTAGATAAGCTGACTTCGGTTGAACAAAGTCAGAAAGAGTTACGCAGCGACATTATTGATATAAAAACAACATTTGTGCGTCAGCAAGCTTTGGATACTTTACGCGAAGCTAACCGAACTGATATTGATACTCTACGAGATAAGGTTGAAACTCTAGAACATTTCAAATATAAGTTGATTGGTATAGCAACAGGTGTACAGCTTTTAATCGGAGTAATAGCTTGGTTCTTAGGCCGCATGTAATAACGTTATGAGCAATTTACATACACTGACTGAAAAACTTACTGCAACTGAAAATTTGCAGACCACAGCTTTAGATGCGGCGGAATTAGGTGTATGGATTTGGAATATCAAAACTGATGAACTTACATGGGATCATCAGATGCTAGCGATTTTTAATGTTTCGAGAGAAGAGTTTATTGATAACAAACAGTTCTTCAACCAGCTTATTCATCCAGATGACTTACAAAGAGTGGAAGCTGCTGTAGTCAAAGCTATAGAAAAAAGAACACCATTCTATTGCTCTTATAGACTAAAAAATAAAGACAAAGGTATGCCAGTAGTTATTACAGCTAAGGGTAGAGTATTGTTTAGTAAGGTTGACAACACTCCAATAACGATGTGTGGAGTTGCATACCGTGAGCGTTTAGGTAGTACATGTTATTTATGTGATGTAGAAGGTATCAAACCAATACATACTCATTAAACATATCCGCTACAATATTAGCTACAATATTGTTTGACTCCATCAATTTTCTTGGTTAATATTTAAATATAACAACTTCATACTAATGTGAAGTTCAACCAATTATAATAATATGGCAGACGCCTCAAGTATTCGCAAAGCATCGTCACTGTCTTCTAGCAGTGATGCAGGATCAGCTTTTTATAAAAGCGCAATCCGTTTTTACAACAATCAAGCACACGTAAACACAGGTACTCAATGGGCACCTCTCGGTAACGTAGTTTTGAATGTTCCTCTTCAGACTGCAACTGATGCAACTGATCAAAATGCGTTCATCGCTGACCGCGCTTACCAAGTCGTATCTGTATCTGAAGTCCATTCAGTAGCTGGTACTGATGCAGGCGCAGTAACTCTCGCTGTAAATAAATGTACTGGTACTCAAGCAGCTTCTGCTGGTGCTAACATTTTGACAAGCACCTTGAACCTAAAGAACACTGCAAATACAGTAGCTTCTGGTACTTTGAGTGCCACCGCAGCAAACAGTGTATTAGCAGCTGGTAATCGTATTGCATTCGATATTACTGGTACAACTACAGGTCTAGTAGGTGCTGTAGTTACAATAGTTCTCCGCCCTGTCTAATCCAACAGTTCCTTTTCACGGCGACTCAGAAATGGGTCGCCATTTTTATTTTGACAGATCAAGTAAGGTCTGTCATATTTGCATGACGGTAATGATTACCAACAAACTATGAGCGAAAATACGACACAAGCCCCAGTATTTAAGATGTCAATTGAAGACACTGTAAAGACTCTACAAGGTTACTCTGTACAAGCAGAGACCTCATTGAGCCAGCTACAGACAAATATTGACTCAGCACTTAAACAGATTGAAGAATGGAGACGCATTCAACTAATGATTGTAGGTCAAAAGCAATTGATCGCAGATCTAATTAGTAAAACGGTGGAAACACCAAAATCAGCAACAACTGCTGATGTCGAAGTAACCAAATAATTATGGCTAAACTCCCAACACCTGAAATTGATATCAAAGAAAAAGTATTCAACCTTTACACTGAATTAGTTCAGGCAAAGAAAGATAAGAAAGAGACAGTTAAAGCGCATTCTGATAACGTTAAGCGCATTGAAGACGAAATCAAGGAGTTGCTTGATCAAGAAGAAGAGGATGTAAAGAATTCTCAAAAGAGTGTTGACGAATAATTAATACTTGGAGTAGTATTAGGCCAGGCATCATTATAGGTGCCTGGCCTTTTAATATTTATGATTGAATTATTTTTCGTATACCTTTTGTTAGGGGCGTTCACAGCAATAGTTATGTTGGTTTGGTTCAACACTAATGCGTTTGTTGAATACATGACATTGTTAAACCTGACCCACCTATTTCATATCAATGAGTATAAGGAAGTGACCATTGATGACCCAAGCACAACTTATGTAGAGTATATTGCTGCCAACTATTCTAACTTCGGTGTAAGGATGATTAGCTGCCCAAAATGCTTATGTATTCAGTTATCAGGTATTGTAAACTTACCGATATTCGCAGCACTTAGTATAATATTCACACCATTTATCGGTATTCTTTTCCCTCTCAGCGTAGGAATCACGGCATACTTCAGCTTGTACATGCATACCAAATTGGTTACACTAATTAAACAATGAGTGATAGTTACTTAAATAACCTGATCAAGGTGACAGATGCTTTTCAAGCAGAATATGTCAAAACTCCGTTAAGTGCAAAACCTGAAGAAGGTTGTGTGCTTCCTACACTCACTGATACACCTAGTCCATTAACCAGTCCAGGTCTACCATCCAATACTAAAGACTGCTCAGCTTTATTTACTCCATTCCCTATAATTTCAGCACCGTTTAGTACTCCTGAAAATTGTCCAAATGGTATTACTTTCAATGAAAAGGATGTAAATATTTACGCAGCTTTAGGTGCTGATAGTCCGGCAGCTTCTGTAACTGTAGGTGTGAGTAGAAACGAGACTGACTTCTGCTCATACGATCTCAATATTCCTGATATTGTTATCCCTTGCTTTCCTAACGGTCCTCAGATTAACGGACTAGCTACTATTACAGTAGTCGACCCTAATAAGAATACAACGACATCCTCATCTCTATCAATTAACCAGAGTGAGGATATAGCATGTAATTGGACTTTTGATGGTAATGTTGATATTGTACTACCTAAAATACCATGTCCTCAAGGTATCAAGTTTAAGAGCACTAACCTTGAAATAAAAACTTCTCCGGATAGTTTAGTTGTTGATAGGTCATTGGTTAGCATAGTAAAAGACGCAGATAATAGCTGTGTATTTGACATATCAATGCCTCAGCTAACAATTCCTTGTTATCCTAACGGACCTAGTGTGACAGGTGGAGTATCATTAGTGATAACAGATTCAGTAGCAGGAGTAAGCACCACAAAAAATATTGAGTTTAAAGAAGCAAGCTCTACTCCATGTAGTTTTGATTTAACCGGACCTCCTGTTATTATTGACATACCTTGTAAAGAAAATGGTGTAGCAGTAAACATTGAACCTTGGGCTATCACTGATAGCTTTAGTAAACAAGTAACTGAACTGTCTGGCGCTGTAATTTCTAAATCCGATTTCTGCACAACTGACATAACTCTACCTCCAGTAAATATTCCATGTTATCCAGACGGAATTAGATTCACAGACCCTATCAAATTTAATGCTTATAGTTGGACTAGCAATACTGGTGGATCAGCCGGTGGTAGTGTTCCAATAGGTTCCGGTGCTAAACTAGAGATCGCTGCTGTTACGAATGGAGCCATTACTGCAGTCAATATTATAAGTCCAGGGTCAGGCTACACTACACTTCCTGTCATAAAAGTTAAAGGCGGTAATAATGATGCTGTAATCACTACAGTAGCTGGTGTAGGTTATGGTATTGAAGTAGTAAACATAATTGATGGTGGTACTGGTTATGTACTGGAAGAAACTGAAATTTATGTAGATCCAGTAATGACAGTTAGCAATGGTTTATTAAAGAAACAACAGATAGACTTGACTAACAATGGTGGTAGAAGAAATACAGACTCTCCTTGTACTTGGGATACTGATATAACAATAGATTTACCAACTCCTAAATGTGATGGCGGATTTGTTGTTAGTGCTGATAACTTTAATGTGAGAGTAGGTAGTTCACTGTTACCTAAGATCACCACTAATACAGCAAACTATTTATCATACAACTCAGTTCGTTTAGTCAAGAGTACAACTCCTCCTAACCCTACTGAAAATGATAAAGTTGTATGTCATCTAGATTTAGAAGGTGAGATTAAACTTAATTTCCCAGACTTTATTTCTAAGTGTAGCAAGTTTGTCGCTGGTACTAATGGAGCTACTCTTAGTATCGCTGGTCAGAGAATTGACAACGTAGTTAAACCTGCTCCGGCTTGGAGTTCTGAAGTTAATATCACTGAATTACCTTCAGGTTGCGGATTTGATCTATCAGGTAATATTCAAATACCTGCAATGAGTTGTGATAACTACCAGAGTCCTCAATCTCAAGTATTATTTGCATCAGGTTCAGGTACTAGCACCTTATCATTGCAACCGATAGATACTGCCAACCCTCATTGTGGTCTTAAGTTAGTAGGACAAGTGTTTACAGGAAGTGGTGAAGCTGGCGGTGCTCCTGTTAACTGGGATAGTGCTTCATCATATACTGAAGGCACTCTAGTCTATTCCATGTTTCCTGAAGGTGGACTAGGTACTTTTAAGACTCTTACACCTATAACTGGTAATGAGTTGGCTCCCTCAGTTCCTGGTGTCGATACTAAATATAGCATAGTGAGTGTTGACGAAACTGGACCAAAATATCAACCTTTCAAACTATTAAAAGCACCTAATGAAGAATTTGCTGAGGCTCCAGGTTTTTATGCTCCTCCTAGTTACCGAGGAAGTACAGTAAAAGTCGCTCCAAGTAGTGCAGTCTATACATCTGAAAATCACACAGATCGTATTCAAGTATTTGGTCTTGATTGCCCATTCGTCTTAAACCCTGGTGAAATAGTATATCTTGAAACTGTATATTATCTTGATAACTCTAGTGGTCAGAACGCTATGGTACCGTTGTATAGCGCTGTAGCTGTGAGTAGTGGTGAATACGATACGATTTTAACTCATGGAAGCACAATCTTCCCAGTCACTGATATACCTTACAAATTGTTTAGTAAACAGTTATTCAAGAATGCAGGGTATACTGACTTTACTAATGTTCCTACCAGCGATCTAGCTACTTACATCACTGAAAACACTAATAGATATGTAGGTGTGACCGAACAACTGCGTGATGACTTAGTGAAAATCCAGTTAGCAGCTCTAAAAACTATAGCCAATAATACTTTAGCTGACACTGTGTTATTTCTGTTCAAAAGTTACAATACAATAGCTATAGCTGATGACTTAAATGAAGAAGATAAGTTTGGTAAGCCTAGTGTGTTGAATTTGTCTTTCTACTCTACAGATAACAAACTCAAGAAGTTCGGAGTTACTCAGTTACTAGGTAATCATTTAGCTCTAAAAAATGTATCATTGAAAGTAGGTTCAGCAAACTTATCTGTAAGTACTGCTGTCCCAACGTATCATATAACAAAATTTTCTCCGGACTTTAATGGAAACCAACCACTGTTAACTGCACAAGATGATGGTACTGTTTCATTGTCTGGTGTTTATCCTTTGAAATTCCAGTTCAATAAACCTAGCGTAGGTGACTTACCTTCTACCCTTCTAACAAACTTGTATAATAATTTTGCTTCTAGTATCCCAGGATTGACTGTGATTACACCTGCAAATTTTATTCCAGTAATAGGTACAGGCCCACTAGACATCCATGTTTATTTTACAACCAATAATTCCATACCTTCTGTAAACACTGGTGCAAGTAATGGTAAATCTAAAAAATATGCTCCAGATTTTGATGGTTACATGCATATAGCCGATGCAAACTTATCGACTGACCAGCTTAAAGGATTCTATTGGATAGCTTCACATCCAGAATTTAATGTGAATTCTCCTAGAGGTGTAAAAGCTAATAGAGGTAATAATGCTATAACATTCACCAACATTTAATGAACATTTATAGCCAGGGAAATTCAGCATTTTATCCTTTTGATAATTTGCCAGTACAGACAGCTAACTCAGTATCAGCAATGAAGACTAGAGGAGCTATACCTTCTATAAATGGAATAGTTAATGGTCCTCCACTCTCACCTAAGCAAGCATTTGACTTGAGATATAATGTCAAATCAATGGTTTTAACATTACCAGGTGTAGTAGGATTTCCTATCAGTCTTGCTACAGGATTAGGTGTGTTTGATGTCGTATCTTTTGTCAGTGGTGATTGTATAGTAAAAAGATATATAACAAACAACAGTGCTGAAGTAATCACTAATATTAAAACTAATCAGCATAATAACATTAAGTTTAAAGCTAAAAGTCCAAAAAACTATTCTAATGCTGCTGTTGATTTTACTATAGATTTTTCTTTAGGTTACTGGGGATTTGATACACAGGACAAGACTTCAGTATATCGCAGCAGTCAATATTATAGACCTGTGACTAGGTTATATATCCCTGCCATATCTTCAGGAATAACAGTAACCGGTAGTCTAGCTATAGCTGGTGATTATACAGGATACAGTTCAAACAACTTTAATCGAATATCACTGGATCACTTTAGATACAATGCAATGCCAGGTATTCCATTTTATATCAAAGACTTCTCAAGTAATAATCCAGCAGTATTTGATATAGGAAGCTACATCATTAAATCACCGGTGTTATTCCCGATTGAGAGAATAGATGAAATTTACTTCAACACTCGTACATATGTAGTAGGAGATACAATCACTATTACTTGTCCAGCTACTGATCCGGACTATGATGATACTACACACAGAGTAGGATTTGCTGACTTAAAAAAGGTATGCTTTAAAGGAGCAGAACCAGTCACCAGCTTCACTTTATCTTCAAAGAATAATAATCAGGTGAAGGATACAGTTACTCTGGTTATACCTGCTAATGCTAAGTCTGGTCCAATAGGATTTTATTTAGTAGAGAATACTAGCAATGTAGCAGGAACTTCAGACTATTTCGAAACTCTTAATGAAGTGGTGATAAATTAGTATTCAGGTATGTGTACCTGTTTATCTAAAATTTCTTCGTGATTCATCCATTTAAGACCGTCTTTAGTTTTCATTACTCGGTATAGCTTACCATCGTTTCCTTTAGCTACATTTTGATTAATGTAGTTATTTACACCGATCTTCTCAGTCTCACTAATATGCACAGGATCGAAGAAACCGAAGCTAGAAGGCGCTACGTTACGTGATTCAGGTGGAATAGCATCAGTGCTAGGAATACCACCAGGACCCATCTTAGTTACTTTATGGCTATTATCCCAGTGTTCTAATGGATTAATACCATCTACGTTATTAGCTAAAGAGTTTCCTATCACTACACTACGTATTTGAGGAGAGAAAAACCCTGGAGTTAACCAACTAAGATTCTTCTTCATCTGCATTTTATAAGCAGCTTTTTGTTGAATACGTCCAGCATCTCTATGAATATGCTCTTCAACAAAGTCCTCAATACCCATGAATTTACTGAACTTAAGATTATCACGATCATCAGGCTCAGCTTCATTTTTGTTAATCTTGATTAGCTTAGCAGAGCTGGCTAGTAAAACTTGAGCGCTAATCTTAGCCTCGTTTACTCCTATTGTAGTTTTTACAATCGTAGGATCTAATTGAGTTAGATTGAGCCATTGTTTTATTTTACTGATTTTCTCTGGATGTGTTAATGACATAATTACATGTTAATCTATAAATAATAGGTTGACAATTGTTTTGTAGCTTCTTAAATTATTAACAATATGACCTTAGAAATCACATTCGAACCAGCTAACGAAGAGTTAACTATGATCCTTGATGATAGCTTAGTACTTAAAGCTACCTTAGGAGCTAGAGGAGAACTCATTCTTAATAACGCATTCAATGAATTGGAAGATGAAAACAATGAATTGTACACTGCGTTACGTAAGATAACTCGCGAGTTATTCGAACTTCAAGACGTCTAACCACGTCTTCTTCATTTAGTTAGCAATAGGCAAGAAAAAAAGTTGCCTAAAAGTTTCTCGTCCCTATTTCCAAAGACTATTTTTTCTGATAGTCTGAAATTCGTTGTTAGAAAAGTTCTGACAACGAATTCGACATTTTATAATTATGACAAACATTACTAACCAAGAATACTTGGAATTCACACGCACTACAGCAATCTACCCTAAAGACAGGGAGTTAGAATATCTAGTCCTAGGTTTGACTAGTGAAGCTGGTGAAGTTGCCGGTAAACTAAAGAAAGTTATCAGAGACCAAAAAGAGTTAACTACAAATATTAAAGGTACTATTATTGATGAATGTTCTGATGTTCTATGGTACTTGACTAGAATTGCTGATGTTATGGGTATCACTCTCACTGAACTAATCCAGATCAATCATAGTAAACTAGCTTCTCGTAAAGAACGTGGAGTAATAGGTGGAAGTGGAGATACTCGATAATGAACTGGGATGAATTTTTCATGAGGCATGTATACCTCGCTGCCTCTAAATCAAAGGATCCTAAAACTAAGATCGGTGCAGTTCTGATAAAGAATAACAGAATAATTGCTAATGGATTTAACGGATTTCCTTGTGGAGTAAAAGACACTGAAGAACGTTACAATAACAGAGATCTTAAACACAAGTTAGTCGTACATGCTGAAGCAAACGCAGTATTGCAATGCGCTCAGCAAGGTGTTAGCAGTATGACCTCAGTACTATATACGCAAGGTATTCCATGCTCTGAATGCACAAAGTCTATTATACAAGCAGGTGTATATAAAATAATTGTACATAAACAATGGCCCAACCTAGTTCATGATGAAAAATGGGTTTCTTCATTCAACACTGCTCGTATGATGCTTGAAGAAGCCTCAGTAGTAGTTGACTGGTTTGACGGCGTTCTAGGTTTGGTTGGATTTTTAGATGGTAAGGAAATAAATATTTAATATGGATAAATTTAGATTAACAGATAACTTTCTTGCAGGTTACAAAACACGCAAAGCCCCATTCGGTTTTAACGGTTTGGGTGAATTAGTTTATATGCGTACTTATTCACGCATTAAACCAGATGGTAAGAATGAGAATTGGTGGGAGACTGTGGCTAGGGTAGTCGAAGGTACTTTCAATATGCAGAAGACCTGGATTGAGTCACATCAATTAGGTTGGTCAGCTATGAAAGCTCAGAAGTCTGCTCAAGAGATGTATGACCGAATCTTCAATATGAAGTTCCTTCCTCCTGGTCGTGGTCTATGGGCGATGGGAAGTCCTATTACTGAAGAGCGTGGTATGTACATGGCACTCAATAACTGTGCTTTCGTATCTACACAATCTATTAAAGAAGATAAGGCTAAGGCTTTCTGCTTCTTAATGGACGTATCTATGCTTGGTGTAGGTTGTGGTTTCGATACTAAAGGTGCTGGAAAGATTGATATCTTTGCTCCTAGTAAAACTGAAACTGTTTATCAGATTCAAGATGATAGAGAGAGCTGGGTCGAATCATTAAACTTATTGATCGAGTCTTACTTCACTGGTAGCAAGACTGTAGTATTCGATTATAGTTTAGTCAGACCAGAAGGCTTACCTATCAAAGGATTTGGTGGTGTAAGCTCAGGACCAAAACCATTAGAAGACATGCATAAAATGATTAGGTTAGTATTGGATAGGAATGTCGGAAAACCTATCTCAATTACTACCATCGTTGACATCATGAATCTAATAGGTAAGTGTGTTGTAGCTGGTAACGTTCGTAGAACGGCTGAAATCGTGTTCGGTCCTTATGACCAAGCTGAGTATCTGGATTTAAAGAATCCTAAGGTTAATAAAGAAAGAAACGATAAGCTTGATGGCTGGGCTTGGACATCTAACAACTCTATCTTCTGTGATTTAGGCATGGATTATAGAAATGCAGCTGAACGCACTAAAATAAACGGTGAACCTGGATATGCTTGGCTTGAAAACATGCAAGGCTATTCCAGAATGAACAATGGTAAGGATAACAAAGATCACAGAGTCACAGGTGGTAATCCTTGCTTAGAACAAAGTTTGGAATCATATGAAGTATGTAACCTTGTCGAAACATTCCCTGATAACCATGACAGCTTGGAAGATTATTTGGTCACTCTCAAATATGCTTACTTATATGCTAAGACTGTTACTCTAGGTCAGACTCATTGGGCCGAGACTAACAGAGTAATGCTTCGTAATCGTAGGATTGGTTGTTCAATGTCAGGCATTGCACAGTTCATCACTAACAGAGGTTTACACTCACTTAAAACCTGGTGTGAAGAAGGTTACAAAGCTATTGAACGCTATGATGAAGTATATTCTGACTGGTTAGCTATTCCTAAGAGTATTAAGAAGACTAGTGTTAAACCTAGCGGTACTGTAAGTTTGCTAGCCGGAGCTACACCAGGTATTCACTGGCCTGAGTCAAGATGCTATATCCGTAGAATGAGGTTAAGTAAGCATAGTGACTTAGTACAGCCTATGAAAGATGCTGGTTATAAGATTGAGCCTTGCTTAGGTAGTGTAGATAGCACCGTAGTCGTCGAGATTCCGGTTAAGGTAGGCGATAGTATCAGAACGGTCAAAGATGTGTCTATCTGGGAACAAACCGCTCTAGCAGCCTTTATGCAACGTTATTGGGCAGATAACCAGGTTAGTTGCACAGTTACATTTAAAAAGGATGAAGGAGACCAGATTAAGCATGTTTTGGACATATATCAGTACCAATTAAAAGGTATTAGCTTCTTACCGTTACTAGAAGCAGGTACAGCCTTCCCTCAGATGCCTTATGAAGCTATTACTGAGAACAAGTATAGCGATCTAGTAGACAAGCTTAAACCGCTACGTCTAAGAGGTATAAAGAACGAGGAAGCAGATGTTGAGAGATTTTGCAGTAATGATTCTTGTCAGATTTTACCATCTAAAAAATAGATTGCATAGATGTTATTATTAGTTATAATGACTTGTATGAAGTCATTAGATTTAACTGGTAAGATATATGGGGATTGGACTGTTCTTAAAGAAGGAACATACATCTCAACACATAAAAGGTGGTGGTGTAAATGCCACTGCGGTAAAAAGAGACAAGTTCTTCAAACAAGTTTAATACGAGGAGCTAGTCACAGTTGCGGCTGTAGGAAGACTAGGATTGGTAAAGCCAATCTTAACTGGAATGGTTGCGGAAACATCACTGGATCACACTGGGCATCTATAAAGAATGGAGCTAAGAGTAGAAATATTGAGTTTAACCTTGATATGGAATCTGCTTGGAAATTGTTTATAAAACAAAATGAAAAGTGTGCAATCAGTGGTATTAAACTAGTATTCAGTGAGTCATATAATAGAGAATTAGCAAAAGAAGCTAAACAAGAAACCACCGCATCTTTAGATAGAATAGATTCATCTAAAGGATACGTTAAAGGTAATGTACAATGGGTACATAAAATTGTAAATATGATGAAGAGAAAATTGAGTGATACAGAGTTTATAACTTGGTGCAAATTAATTGCTAATAACAATGATTAAACATAAAGAGTTTTTAGACAACTTGATTAAAAGAATCAATGAAGATTGTACAGGATACGTAGGTCAGTATAACACTGAATCAACTCGTAAATCTATGGTTGATACATTTAGCAAAACATTAAACAGTATGGTTGATTATGAGACAAGTATCAAAGCTACCTATAATGAAGATGGTACAATTAAAATGGATGTAACATTTTATGATGTACCTTTCCAAGAAGACGAGGAATAACATGAGTAACTTAGAAGAGATCGTTTATCACGGACCAATCCTAGGTCAAAAGAAAGGCTATTTCATAGCTTTTGAAGGAGTTGATGGTGCAGGTAAGTCCCATCAAGTAGATTTGCTTAGACAAGCATTGCAAAAAACCGGATTCACTGTAAATGTGTTTAGGTCACCAGGTACTACTAAGATTGGTGAAAAGATAAGAAGCATTACACATGACGTAAATAATAAGAACATGTCAGAGGCTACTGAACTATTGTTGATGAATGCTGATAGAGCGCAACTAGTTCACGAATCAATTAAACCTGCTTTAGCTAGAGGTGAAATTGTTATTTGTGATCGATTCTTGCACTCTACCATCATTTATCAAGGGTTTGGAAGACAGATTGATATGACTATTATTAAGGCGTTGTTACAGTACACAGTAGGTGATGTGCAACCTGACCTTACCTTTGTAATGGATGTATCTCCAGAAGAAGCAGCTAAGAGAACTAGCAAGCGTGGTACTTCCGACAGATTTGAGCAAGAAGACTCAAGTTATCAAGCAAGAATTAGACAAGGCTTTGATTGGTTAAAGTCAATGGAATCGCAGAGTAAAGGGAAGTTGATTTCAATTAATGCTGATCCTAGTGCTGAAGACGTACACAATGAAATATATCGTTGTGTAGCTTTTAGAATAGGACAGTTACGAGAAGGTAGTCTAGAAGTAGACTCAGGTAAAAAGATTATAACATGAGTCAATCTTTTTTAAACAAACCAGTAAGCTTAATGTCATTGGCTTATTGTGATGTTCAAGCGCAGCTAGATGAACAATTTATTAAACATATAGATAATATACTTATGGGACAACCAATTAAAGAAACAACTGAATCGGAATTATTTAGACAAGTAGATGAAGCTAGAAAACAAGTAGCATTAGCCGAGATTGCTAAGGAAGAACTACTTAGGAAGAACCTAGATAAGTTAGCCAAGGAATCAGACTTAACAGGTAACCAAGAGATTGATATTTCATCTTCTGTTGCCCAGATTATGAAAGAGGAAGGTTACAGAGTAATTGAAAAAGATAATCGAGCTGTATCTCCGATTAAACATGAGTTATCTGATATCGAAGTCCGTAAGCAAGCAGAAGAGACTGAGAAGTGGGCTACCCAATTCTTGAAAGATAAGTAACATGGAACAAATATTCGAAGTAGGAGATAAAGTTAGCAAGCCTAAAGGATATGCATTTGACGGAACAGTTGTCAGTGTATTTAAAACGTTACAAGGACATACTAGAATAGTTGCCGAGTTAACTACAGCTAACGGTGAAGGTATGCTACATATCTTTAGTCCAAGTCAATTAGCAAAACGTAATGAATAACGCTGATAAGCAATATCTAAGCTTACTCAACAAAATACTAGATCAAGGTGTATGGAAGGGTAATCGAACCGGTGTTGATTGCCTAACCATCGCCGGATTTATGTTTGAGCATGATATGGAAGAAGGCTTTCCGCTATTAACTAGCAGAAAGCTTCCTTTCAAATCTACTAAAGTTGAGCTAGAGTTTTTTATTAAAGGTTTAAGGAGTAAGAAATGGTTGCAGGATAGAGGCTGCCATTACTGGGATGGTTGGTGTAATCCTAGGTTAGTGCCTTATGCTAATGACGAGGCTACTAAAGCTAAGATGGCTGTAGAAGACGACTTAGGATTGATATATGGAACTCAATGGCGAGATTTCCACGATCCTAGTACGTCTATGCTGGAAGGTAGCCAAGCAGTAGACCAGTTAAAGAATCTCGTCAATACACTTAAGAAGAATCCAAGTGATAGACGTATGATAGTCTCAGCCTGGAATCCTTTAGCTTTAGGTGACATGGCATTACCTCCATGTCATTACGGATTTCAAGTAACAGTGATTGGGGATAAGCTCAATCTAGCCTGGAATCAAAGAAGTGTAGATACTTGTTGTGGCTTACCTCAGAACATAGCTAGTTATGCACTCCTCCTTCATCTATTAGCTAAAGAAGCTGGATTGAAGGAAGGTAAATTGATAGGATTCTTAATGGATACCCATATCTATGCTAATCATATGGCAGGTGTGACTAAACAATTAGAACAACCTACGTATGAGTTACCTAAGATATTCACAAATGATTTTAAGAGTATCTTTGATTGGGAGTATTCACAGACTGAGTTAATAGATTACCAGCATAGTGACCCAATTAAGTATGAGGTTTCAGTTTAGTAGAACTATAAACTACTTGGTCGGCATGAGCAGATAGCTAAGAAAAGGTTGTATAGCCTGGGACCACCATCCCAGGCTATACATCCATCATAAGGCCTCCATTTTTTTAGGTTTCGGTAAATAACAAGATTTTGTATCAGATGTCAAAATCCCTAGGTTGCTCAACCTTTTTCCACCACCATTTAATGCAGTATTCTTCCCACCCGTTTTGGTTCTGATACCGGCTTTAACGAGTGCCAAGAAAAAATTATACTTCAAAAAGCTTTTCATGGTAGTCAGTCTGATTTTTTCGAAGGTTGAGCACGAACCTTGTCGTTGATTTGGTCAGCGACGGCTTTCACGTCATCTTGGTTAGGATTATAAAGATCGCTGACCAAAGTAAGCCCGTTCAGGACTAACTGTGCTTGTTCCGGTGTTAATGTGATGGTGATGTTCATAAATTTTAGGTTGGTTGGGGAGGTGTGACGATGCCACCGTAAGATTGTGACAGTATATGAACACCAGTATAGACCTGATATTCACTGCGGACAACAAAGCTGAACCGACGGCCATTACTGTTAAGATAGTGACGAAACCGGATCGGCTTGTTATCAAGGACATCTCCGATTTTGAACTCATTGATATCCGTGAATCCTTCGAAGCAGCCGTCTGCTTCATTAAGATCGGCCGGAAACAAAGAGTTTAGGTAGAAAGTCCGGTCAGACTGCACACTAACACACCAATCATGGTAGTTATCCCGCAGAGTGATTACCAACCCGTCACGACGTAATTGATAGATCGGGAGCAGGATCGACTTCGATACGTGAGTGCCTACGACTAACACAGGGTTAGCGGTTTCTTCACGGCAGTCCTTAAAGAAGGCACGGACAAGCTCATCCCGGACAAACAGGACTTGCTGGGTAAACGCCTTCTTCCAAAGCATGGTTTCTGCAGGCATGTGAGCCATGAACCATGTTTGTAGTTCAGCGGGGAGGGGTATTTTTGATTTCATAGTGATTAAGTTTTGTGAGGTAAATAATATACCCCTTTAAGTATAATACCCTTCTATTCATAGTTATCTTATACAGGGCCCCTCCCCCGTCCTGTATTCCCAGGTTTGGAAGGTATAATAAATTGAACGGCATCAAACCCATTCGTATTTTTAGCTATACCCCTCCCCTCTACCTAAAAAAGGTGTAAACAGGGTATAATATATTGATAAGGATTATTTAGTCCTTATATGATGCTTTGTCGTCACTTTAAATTTCCGTGTAAAACTCTAACCGAGTCTTATGAATGAGACAGAAACACCACATTAACTAGAATTCAACCATGCCCTGGCAAAGCAGGTGTGTGCTAGCTTGATGACCTATCGCCTACGTAAATAGGTTGTCCTCACGGTTCCTCAATAAGCTAGAACTGGACTAGATAGTAAGTAGCGGGAAGGAAGGCGTAAAGGTTAATTCTGATACGCTTTTTTTAACTATTAAGGGCATTAGGCCCGGTCATCTCTTTTAAAGAGGTGGCTACCGAGTTTCGGTCTTTAAATTAAACCTCTTTTTTAACTATTAGTTATGCAATTAACCTGTGAATTCTCCGATGATACATTGCCTATCGGAACTAAAGTATTTATACCTAGGGCAGTGATTAAAGATGTCCACGAAGATGAGATCAAAGGATACTATTGTACGCTATTCCAGCAAGATGGAAAAATGATGTTGGTTCCCACAGACTATAGACTGGGTTTAATAAACCTGTCTAGAGGTCTGGACGATGGTTGGAAAAGAGACGAATTTTTTCTTAGCTATGAAGAAGCTAAAGCTGCAGCAGTTGAATATCAGATTGAAGCTACTGATGAAGAATGGTTCAAAGCGATTGGACTAGATAATAACGAACATTCTGATCGTTTAGACTATGATGAAGAATGTGAGCTAGGTCCTTGTTGTGCGATAATTAGTGGAATTCGTAACATCTTATATCAAGCCTGCGAAACAGGAAAGATGGATGGTGTTACTAGAACTGCATTGATTTCACAACTAAATGCTCATGAACCTCCAAGTGAACTTACTCCTAACTTAGATAAAATACTCGCTCAGCTACATATAGTCTGGAGCGATAAGCAAGAACCTTACGTAACATTAACAAAATGAAAACAATTAATCTTAAAACTCAAACCGGTGTACGTAGTATTGTATTCCCAGACAATCAACCTCACATTCAGATCGATACCAATTTGATCAAAGAAGGTGATGAAGTTCAAGTCATCGTAAACCTGGAACGTAGTAATGAAGTGCTGGAACTTCTCCAGATTTCCAATGCTCTAGACCACATGTTCGTTAAAAAGAAAAGTCTGGTAATCCCTTATCTTATGGGTGCTAGGTTTGACCGAGTAATGAGTCCTGGAGATAGCTTTGATCTAGAAGTGATAGCAGACTTGATCAATAGCTGTCAGTTCGAGAAAGTAAACTTGTTCGATGTCCACTCCGATGTAGCCACAGCCCTGATTAAACGAAGCAAGAATCACAACAATAGCTTACTCGTCAAAGCTTATGATAAGACTGATGCAGTATTGATTGTTCCTGACGCAGGTGCAGCTAAGAAAGTTAGCAAGTATTTGGAATGGAATCCGAATATTAAAGACGTGGTCAATTGTGTCAAAGAACGTGATCTAGCTACTGGAAAAATTACTCTCAAAGTATTGGAACCTAGCAAATGCTTTGCCCAAAACTGTGTCATCATTGATGATATCTGTGACGGTGGTGCAACATTTAATGCAATCGCTGAAGCTCTGAAAACTGCACTTCATACGACACTACCTGCCTCGCAATCGTTGACTTTGATTGTTTCGCATGGTCTGTTTTCGAAAGGTTTTACTGAGTTGAAAAAGAACTTTAGTCAAATAATTACGAGTGATAGTATTAAAGGATACTACGAAACCGACTTAGTAAAAGTCGTCCCAATCTTCGCTAAACTATAAAATCAAAATGAATAACGAAAATTTCTTTAAACACTTGAGTGAAAACACATTGATTCGAAAGAATCCATGTCCTCTGCTTCTGACCGACTTTTATAAAATTGGTCACCCGTTTCAGTATCCTGATAATACTGAGTATGTCTATGCTAACTGGACACCACGTAAAAGCCGTATTGACGGTGTAGACTACATGCTCTACTTCGGTCTGCAAATGTTCTGCCAACGTATCTTGATCGACTATTTTAATGAGAATTTCTTTGGTCGAGATCAGCAAGATGTATTAGCGGAATACGAACGCATGATCAAGTATACTATCGGTCCATTGCCTACAATTGACCACATCAAGAAATTGCATAATCTTGGTTATCTTCCGATCAAGATTAAAGCTCTGCCTGAGGGTACGCTAGTACCTATGCGAGTTCCTTGTGTCACCATCCTTAACACCTTACCTGACTTTTACTGGGTCACTAACTGGGTTGAAAGCTTGATGAGTGCTGAGATGTGGAAGATGTGCACTAGCGCTACTATTGCATTCCAATACCGTCTAATCATGGACTACTACGCTAAGCTCACAGGCATGCCTGCTGAGTTCGTGCAATGGCAAGGACATGATTTCAGCTTCCGTGGTATGGACGGCTGGGATAGTGCAATGCGTTCGGGAATGGGTCACTTACTCAGTTTCACTGGGACGGATACAATTCCTGCGATCTGTGGACTTGAGTATTACTACGGCGCAAATATTGAAAAAGAATTAGTGGGTGCTTCGGTGCCTGCAACTGAACATAGTGTTATGTGCAGCGGTGGTAAAGATACGGAGATTGAAACCTTCCGTCGTCTAATCACTAAAATATATCCTAAAGGTATTGTCTCGGTTGTCAGTGATACCTGGGATTTGTGGAAAGTAGTCACAGAATACCTTAAAGTGCTTAAACAAGAAGTGTTGGCACGCGATGGTAAAGTAGTCATTCGTCCAGACTCGGGCGATCCTGTGCTTATCATTTGTGGTAATCCTAATGGAAAAAGTGAAGCCGAACGTAAAGGTGTAGTTGAATGTTTGTGGGAAGTGTTCGGAGGGACGATCACTGATAAGGGCTACAAACTCTTGGATTCGCACATCGGTGTTATCTACGGTGACAGCATCACTATGGGTCGAGCCCGCGCTATCTGTGAAGGTTTGAAAGCTAAAGGCTTTGCTTCGCAGGTTGTATTCGGTATCGGTTCGTATACTTACCAAGTAAATTCGCGAGATACATTTGGTTTGGCTATGAAAGCTACCTATGTCGAGATCAACGGTAAACCTGTTGATATCTTCAAGGATCCGGTTACTGACGACGGTATGAAGAAGAGTAACTGCGGCCTCCTCAAAGTCTATACTACCTTAGATGGTAAGTTGACCGTTGAGGATAAAGTTACCTGGGGTCAAGAAGCATTGTCGGAGTTGGAGCTTGTTTTCCAAGACAGCAAGATGCATCGCTTCACAACCTTAGCTCAGATTCGTGAGCTAGTCACAGCTGCCCTTAAGAAGTTAGCTTACTAATATTAGTCTGTAAAGTCCCTGAATGGTGTATATCCTTCAGGGGCTGTTTTCAAACACAGAACAAAATTAAAATAACGGCCCTTGACGAGTGTACATCACAAGTCATCGTTTGGGACCTCCACATTTTGATTATTAGTAATAGATGGTTCTGCCGGTTTAGGTCTATCAATAATGTTCACTGGATTAAACGCATCCACAACATTCGTGATGTAATGTTTTAAGTTCGGAGCAACAAAAGGTATACCTAGACCGGCTTCCAAAGTAATGTTAGTTAATGCCTTCATAAATGCATGTTGGTGTATGAAGTATTTTCTTTTAGTCCTGAAACTTACGGTTTCACCATTCATGGTTACCTGACCATATTGATAAAATTCACCGTCTTCTTTTTTAACTCTAATAAGTTCTACTATGAAATTTGTATACTCATAAGTGCTGGCTCCTTTCATATAGTAATACTTTCCGTTATTACTGATGAATTTGGTACCGCTCACGCTAGTTTCACTAGTCTTCAAGCTTAACCAAGCTTTACGCAATTCTTGACCAGTAGCCTTTTCTAGATCACGTATTTGGTTAATACTTAGATTTCCAATATTATTCTTAACATGCTCAACCAGATTTGTCTTATTAATTAAAGACAATGGATCTTTATCAGTGGCAATGTTATCGTGGTTTGACCATATCTCAATACACTGATTAGGTTGCAGACTGTGATGTAGAGTGAGTACTTTACCATTCACCCAATTAGTCAAACCTTTATTCCATGTACAGCCTGGTAAGGTTAATAGATCTTTCAAACTACCTACAATAGGTCCTCCGAAATTACCATACCAACCAGCTTCCATATTAAGATAGATTTGCTGCCTTTGACTCATATCACCAATATTAGTCACTTCCAACGATGCTAGTCTATTATTAGGAGCAAAGAACGTAGGTAGTAATAGTATGTCTCCTCCTAACTTATTTTGAAGACAGAGAGGTGCAAACTCTTTAAGATTGACGATTTTAGGTGCTGCAAGACCAACACCGGAATGGATGAACTGACTCATACCAAACTCTTCCAATAGTTTAGTGAATTTGTAGTTCCTGGCACGATAATTTACAAACCCTTCCAAAGCTTCAGCTCTGCAAGCACGATAGAACTTTTCATTCAATCTCCTACGAATATAGTCGTCACCAATCCTAATTTCAGCACTTTCAGAATAGTGCACTGGAGTCTCAAACAATTCTTTATGATCAATCGTGAAGTATTTATAACATTCCTGCATCCTAGCACGATCATCTTTAGGTAGGTTAGTTGTGTGGTAGATAAACAGGTCCACAGCATTGAATGTCATGTCCTCAGTCTTTGATAAGGCATACCAGCCATGTAAAGGTAGCTTTCTATAGATCTTAGGAGTATCCCAACCAAAATGTGATACTACACTAGGTAAGTGTAGTTTACTGCATAATTCGTTGACTGTCATAAATTAACTTGCTGGTATTGTATGTAATAGCTATAATAGCAGTATGAAATTTAGCCTAGATTTTACAACCGACTATTCATTCAGAGAGCTCAATAGCTTTCTTGATATTAACACCATTCCTGATTTCGTCAAGCAGGGAGAATGCTTAACTAAGACAGCAGCTAATGAACTACCTGACGACGCTTTTGCCGATAAATACCATCGTGCTTTCCCGATCACCTCAGCTCCAGATGTATATGTAAGTAACGCCTATTTCATTAATAAGAAGGCGGAACTTATCAATCTGTGGGGTGATAACTATGCTAAAGATGTTGAAGATAGAATTACTAAAGCTGCCGAATTATTCAACATTACTCAAGATATCAACAAGTATAATGAAACCTTGCTAGTTAAACAGGCTGCAGACTATACTGAGCAAACTTTGGTATCTTTTGAAGTAGGTGGTAATACTTACGAACTTTTCCCTTATAAAACAGCTGAAGATCTTAAGATTCAAGCTGATCAATTTAACCGTAACATCTCTAACTACCCGTTTAACTGGCGCACTAAGATTGCAGCAGAATTCATTAAACAGAGTGCAGAGCTAGGTGTTACTGAGCTACCAGATCTTATATGTAAATATGGTGGTATGTATTTCCCGGATCCTCGTGAATTCCAAGATACACTAGCTCGTAGAATGCGTAAGCTAAGCGAAGAAAACCAAGCTAAGTATCAAACATGTTTAGACAAAGCAGCTAGCATAACCTCCCGTGAAGAAGCTTTGGCTGTTTGTGCAGATGCATACTTGATTGAGAAATCTGCCGGAGTCTATGATAAACCAGCTCTTTATAGAGAGATGGGAGACATCGTTGACCGTACTATGGTTCTAAGTATTGATAAGATTGCTGAGTTCTTAGACGTGGTTAAGATGGACAATGACTGTTACCGTATCAGCGATCTTCAAAAAGTTAGCAAAGATATTTATAAGCAAGCTTTTGGTTGTGACATTGATCCTACCAAGACTGCTGAACTCCAAGAAGTTCTACCCACAATGCCTGGCTCTGACGTTGCACTATTCAGAGAGTTAAGTGGTATTAGTGCAATCTAATTAATGTACGATTCAGTTATCAGTTTATTAAAGGACAAAGGTACACCAGCCTCTGTCCTTTTAACTATTGTGTTTGAAGAGTATGGTGCTGATTGTTTTGATTGGGAACCTGAAGTGCTACGTCTAGAAATCTTGAGTGATTTCGGTGTTGAACTAGTTCCTATCCAGTCAGACAAACTTCAAGCTGCGATTACTATAATGAGTACCGATCATTTCGAACATGATTGGCATTCATTCAATAGTTGTATACATGCATTGAATGGTGAGCCATTCGATTATGAAGAAGTGTATCCTATTGATGCGGAACAGATTGTGGCAGCAATGCCAGAAATCGAAATGCTGAGAAACAATTTTTTAGCTGACGGTTTATCTTACTCAGATGAAGTCAATGCTTATGCAGGTTTTATCTTTTCAGACTACGGGCTTATCCTTGCTCCTGAAGAATTTCCTACCGCTCTAATGCCTAGTCTGCAAGGTGAATATACCTTGGATAGTCAGGTAGAAAAGCGTGAAGCTTTAGACGAAATATACAAAGCTAAGAAAGCTAAATTAGCAGAGTATATGGATTGTTTAAGACACGTATTTTCGTGTTAAACATTGTGGGTTTGGAAGAAACTATTTCCAGCCCATAAGTGAGCAGCACAACATCCGTAGTTTAGAGTATGAAAGAAGTCATCCGGCTTCTTATGACGATAGAAGATTCTACTCTTAAGATCGTCTTCCTTAACCTCAGTAAAGATAGCAAGAATGTCTTGCATAGCTTCACTACTATCTTCCCACCTAGGAAAGAGTATCTTGCCCTTTTTAAGCAGTTCCATAGTGAAGGTCATAGTTTCACTCCTATTCAATGCCCAACGCGTCTGGCTCCAATCTAGAGCTTGCGCAGGTATGTCTGTGAACTGAGTTATTAAACCTTCCCTATACTGTACTAATTGAGTTCTGCCTGGATTATACAAGTTACCTAGCATCTTACCTCTTAAAGGGTCAGGGCCGGAGTCTGCTAACAAAGTAGGTTGATAGATATTAGCTAAAGCAGCTATTTCTCGTATTTGTTGTTCGTAATCAGTATTCTTGTAAATCCTGATATAGAAAACTTCCATCATACCGTCATCTCTCATTCCAGCTAAAGTACATACAGTTCTTGAGCTTTCTGGATTAACACCCCAGTCAACACCCATCACAATATAGTTATAAAGATGACCTCTTCTAGCATAGACAGACTCCATGTCTTCTAGCACACATAAAGCTTTTAGTTGTTGCTCAGTAATAGGTTTACTACCCATATCGAAAGGTAAACCAAATACTTCGTTATATACTTGAAGCTGACTATAGTTAGAGTTGAAGCATTTATCAAAAATTTCTTTCCATCCTTTAGCAGTCTGATTATAGTGCGGAAGGATGGGTTGAGCCATGTATTAAAATCCACCCACTTACCTTTTGCTGTATCTAATACTTTACCACACTGACTACAACTAATACCGTGTCTCTGAATCATCTTTAACGGATTATTATCTTCCGTCAAACTGTTCCAGTGATTGCAACCAGTACATTTAGTAACCCATTCAATCTGATGAGCAGTCTCCCAAAGAGTGCTTATTGTATTGTCTGTTGTTAATGGAGTACCGGCATAAATTTCTCGTTTTATCTCACTAATAGCCATTGTTTCATTCACAATTGGAATGATGTCTAGATTCATACCTTGCACCTCATCGAAAATGTTGTGCATTGTGGCAGGACCACGAGTACGATTAGCGTCTTCGCTAGCGTAGGTAAGAATGATATTACTCATAGTATCCGCCACTTCTTTGACATAAACGTCATTCTTCGACAGCTTTGAGATAATCTTAGCTAGCGGAGGAGAGGAGAAACGGGCACTTAAGTAATCGTGAGAAAAACGTTTAGTAGCTTGCTCGTTAGGAGCTACATACATCATACGATAGTAATTATATCGTATCAAATTCAACGCAATCATGTTACTGACCAATGTTGATTTAAGAGTCTTTCTACTACACTTTAATAACAACTTACTAGGAATACCATCATAAATGGCACGCATCATTGGAAATTTGTCCAACTTCTGCGGTTGCCCTTCGTTATTATAGAGATAGAGTTCTACGAGCTTGGACAGAGGACTGTTCATGAATAGCAACTGTCTTGCTAGAAATCGTGACTTTTTGTCTTTCTGCTTTAATAACGAGGTTACCTTTTCAAGGGATTCATGAAGAGAAAGCATAGGAGTTATGAGTCTGACAGTGTAGCCTTCGGGCTGTCGCTGATCATAGACCAACTCCAGTCTTGCTTAGTCCAACTCTTTAATATCATTAACATACTACTATTCAAATAACTTAACTGTAATAACTTACTATGTCAAGAACCACTAATAAGTATAAACCCCGCGTAAAACCTAAGAAAAAACCAAAATATCATAGCAGCTATGCTACTGATAACTCTGTGAGCCAAAATAGGGAAAAACTTAAAGATGCAAAAAATTCAAATTAAAGAAGGGGATAGCGTTGTATTTTCACAACGCTATCTACCTCAAGAACCTTATGCTGAACTACATTATCGTAAAGGTAAGGTAGTTCAGCTTTGTGCTGATAACGACTTTGCTCTCGTTGAATTCCAGTATAAACCTGGTCATCCTCGTAAAGTCTATATTGAAGATCTGGAGTTTGCTCCGGCAGACTATTCAGAAGACCAAGAGTATCCAGTACTTGATGAGTACGATTCTAATAATACAGATACTGTTCCGTATGACTTAGTTGAATCAATCGAAGACCACGAATTAGGTGGTATGAACCGTGCACAACTGATTGCACATAAACTACTTTCACAAGAATACGATCCTGAGCTTGATAAAAATATTGCTCAAATGCTACGATAAAAACTAAAATATGCAAAACCTTCCTTTCGAAGAAAAAATTCTAAACTACCTTCGTGCTAGCTATCCATTGCTGTCTATTCGCACTCACGAAGAATCACGACTAGTCCGCTCTATTCTGGGAGCAATGAGTAAGACCAAACTTCCAGTAACCATCTATAGCTGGGATAGTAATCGTTTGCTAGATAAACATACTCCCAATAATACTGGCGGTGGATCTTGGGAGAAAGTTACTGTGGGAGATTATACTCCAAAAAATCTGATAGAAAATATCAGTAAGCTTGGAGGAGGAGCAGGACGAAATCTGTTTATTATTAAAGATTTTCATCCTTATATCGATGCTCCTGGTGTCATCCGCCAGATCCGTAATGCTCTTGACCTTCTTAAAGGTAAAGGCAACATGATTGTATTTGTAAGCCCGGTCTATAAGATACCTGTTGAGTTGGAAAAGGAAGTCCAGATATTGGATTTCAACATGCCTGATGATAAACAACTTGAAGGAATCCTCACATCGGTAGTCAATACATTTAATAAGAAATGCCAAGCTAAGTCGGAACCTGAAGTAGTATTGACTCCAGATATTAAACAAGCTGCAATTGAAGCAGCTAAAGGTTTGACTTTTAACGAAGCACAAGATGCTTATTCGTTGTCGGCAATTGAGAATCACGATTTCAATAAAGAATTCCTTCTCAGTGTGTTCGACGAAAAAGTAAAACAAGTAAAACGCAACGGATTGCTGCAGTATATCAAACCTGACATTCATTTCGATAACATTGGTGGATTGGATGGTTTGAAGAAATGGATCCGTGCTCGTGCCAAAGCTTATTCGCAGTCTGCACGAGACTACAAGTTACCTTATCCGAAAGGTGTGTTGTTGTGTGGTATTCCAGGTTGCGGTAAGACTGCCCTGGCAAAAGCTACAGCAAACGAGTTTGGATTCCCATTGTTTCAATTAGACATTGGGGCTTTGTTTGGTAAATATATTGGTGAATCTGAAGAAAACTTCCGAAAAGTTATTGAAACTGTAGATAGCATCGGACGTTGTATTCTATTCATCGACGAAATCGAGAAGAGTCTCAATCGCAATGCAACTTCTGGTGCAGGTGATACCGGTACCAGCTCTCGTGCATTTGCAACTTTGCTGAGTTGGTTGAGTGAACATAAGAGTCCGGTGTTTGTAATCGGCACCTCCAATGATCATACCCGACTTCCTACAGAATTCATCCGTAAAGGACGTTTTGATGAGATGTTCTGGTTAGACCTGCCTACAGTCTCTGAACGTGAGCGTATTTGGGATGTTCTCCTGAAACGCTATGGTCGTGACAGTGCAAAGTATAACTTGAAGAAGTTGTCCGAAAAATCTGAAGGATTCACTGGAGCAGAAATCGAAGAAATCATTAAAGGAGCAATGTTTACTCGTTTTGACAAAGACGGTAAAGATATCACTAACACTGATCTGGAGGATGAAATGAACAGCACAAAACCGCTAAGTCAGACTTCTAAAGAAGAAATCCAAATTATGCGTGATAAAGCTGTTAATCGCCTTCGTGTAGCTTCTAGCAGTGGTATGAGTAAGATGTTCACAGGTAACGGAGAAACTATGAATCGAGCTGAGAACTCGGATTCTATCCGCGAGCTGGATATCTCGTAATCAACAGTTAGGAGGGATAGCAACTCTATCCCTCCTAACTAATCAATAAAACAAAAATATGGCCCAATTTATTCCCCCACCTGATCTAGACAATCGATTTAAAAAATTGTTCCAGTCAGGCAAACTAGTGCAAGTTCACGTAGGTAAGTGGAGCATGACAGCTTCCGCTACTGAGAAAGACCTAGGCCTTAACCAACCTGCAAAGGAAGGTGAGGAAGCAAAAGAGAAAATCAAGATTCCAGGCTTCATTACTATAGGTAAGAAAGCTCTGTTCACTGATGATGTTCGCCTCGTTTTTCAACGTATAGAATCTGCTGCACGTAATCATCTATTAAACAACTCGCATACCTTTCCGGTTGCTGATGCTCATTTTGTTCCTCAAAAAACACTAGTCAAAGTTTTGGGTGAATTGGATGAATATCGTAAGAAATTTTTGTTAGAGGTGGAGAAATTCATCACTAACTACGAAGCTTACAAAGAAAAGATGTTTGCACAGTACCCTGATTACAAGGATAACCTTTTACCTCATTATCCTTCAGTAGATGAAGTTCGAAAGAAGTTCAGTTTTTCTATCAGTGTATATGAAGTTGCTTTTCCTAAAAAAGTAACCAAGATGACAGCTACTGACATTCTTGCTCAAAATATCGCTGTAGAAAATGCTACAGCTAAGTATGAGTCATTGATGAAAGACCAGTATCAGCATCACCTTGACCAAATGCAGGAATTCTTG